AATGGATTACCAACATCATTTGCTGATTATTTAGTAGGTTATGTTGCTTCTAAAGTGGCTGCTGCAAATGAAACTAATATCTGGACTGGTAATTTAGGTGGTGCTCAAGCTGGAGAATACAACGGACTTGAAACTCTTGCTGCTGCTGATGCATCTGTTATTGATGTGCCATCTCCAGTTGCCTTAACTTCTGTAAACATTATAGATAAAATGCAAGCTGTTGTGGATTTAATTCCTAACGCATTATTTGGAAAAGAAGATTTAAAATTATACGTTTCAAATAAAGCAGCTAAACTATACATTAGAGCTTTAGGTGGATTTACTGCTACTATTGGTGCTGCTGGTTCTGATAACAGAGGAACACAATGGTATGACAATGGAAGTTTATCTTTCGGAGGAATTCCAATCTTTGTTGCTAGAGGAATGTCAGATAACACAATGATAGCTGCAGAATCTAATAACTTGTTTTTTGCTACTGGATTACTAAGTGACTATAATGAAGTTAGAGTAATCGACATGACTCCAATGGATGGAAGTCAAAATGTAAGAATGGTAATGAGATTTACTGCTGCGGCTGCAATTGGAGTAGGTGCTGATGTAGTTTACTACGCTGGATAATTATTAACTATATTATATGGGGGATTAATTTCCCCCTATAATAACTAAAACTATAAACATATGTCATGTGATATTACATTAGGGAGAAAAGAACCCTGTAAAAAAGATGTAGGTGGTTTAGTAGCTGTTTATTTTATTAATTATAGTGCTGGTCTTTTGACTGGTACAACTGCTGCTACATTTAGCGCAGATGATACAATAACAGCATTTGCTTCTGCACTTACATTACACAAATATGAGCTTCGTGGTACAAATTCTTTTGATGAAACAAATGAAAATTCAAGAGAAAACGGAACTTCTATATTTACTCAAACTGGTACTATTCAGTTAAAAAAACAAGATGCTGTAACAAGAAAAGAATTAAAACTATTAAGCTATGGGAGACCACAAATAGTAGTAGAATCTTATTCTGAAGATGGTAAAACAACTAAATTTCAGTTAGCTGGAATTGAAAATGGATGTGAAGTTGCAGCAAGTTCTGTATCTGGAGCTGCCATGGCTGATTTTACAGGTTACAACCTAGTATTTACTGGAACTGAAAGAGAATCAGCTTATTTTGTAGACCCAGCAATTATTGGAGATACTACAAATACAGTTGTAGTAGTTGGAGCATAGTACTTTTTTACTATTAAATAAAGGCAATTCTTAGGTTTTGCCTTTTTTTATATAACAAAAATTAACTTTTGTTGTTTATTAAAAAAGTCATAATGATAATACTAACAACAAGTGCTAATGCACAACTGCTAAAATTTATTCCTAGAGAATATTTAGCTAATAGTATTGTAATTACAGACCAAGATACAAATACACCTGTAACATATTCAGGATTAACATTTACAACAAACTCTTATTATTTACAAGGGAATGTAACTTTTAGTCCATTACTTGTTGAAGGTAGATTTTATACACTTAAAGTTTTTAATGGCACAAGTGTAGTTTATAGAGATATGATATTTTGTACAGACCAAGTTGTTAGCACTTATAGTATTAATGATGGTGTATTTACAGAGCATGTAACCACTAACGAATATGTAGTAATATGAGCGAATTTTTCGTAACTAAATTAGCAGCCTATACAGCACCAGAAGTTGTTGAAATAAAAAACAAGGACTGGGTACAATATGGAGTAGATAATAACTATTTTAACTATATAATTGATGTTAATAATAACTCTACTACCAACAGAGCTATTACTATAGGTATTGCTAATATGATTTATGGTAAAGGTCTTGCAGCACATGATGCCGATAGAAGACCTGAGCAATACGCTCAAATGATGTCATTATTTAAAAAGTCTGATTTAAGAAAATTTATTAACGATTATAAAGTTCTTGGAATGGCTTCTTTTCAATTAGTTTACCAAGATGGTCAAGTAAAAGAAGTACACCATTTTCCAATGGAAACATTAAGAGCTGAAAAATGTAATGATGAAGGAGAAATTGAAGGTTGGTATTATTCAAATCATTGGGATAATTTAATGCCAAGTGAAAGACCAGAAAGAATACCAGCATTTGGATTTGGACAAGCAAATGGAGTAGAAATGTATGTATTAAAGCCTTATGAAGCTGGAAAATACTATTATAGTAGTCCAGATTGGTCTTCTGCAATGCCTTACGCTGTGTTAGAGGACGAAATAAGCGATTACCTTATAAATGATTGTATAAATGGTTTTAGTGGCACAAAAGTGGTTAATTTTAACAATGGAGTGCCTGACCCTGACAAAATGCAATCTATAAAAAGTGATGTATTAAATAAACTAACAGGAAGTAGAGGAGAAAAAGTAATTGTTGCATTTAATAACAATTCTGAATCCAAAACTACAATAGATGACATTCCTTTAAACGATGCACCTCGACATTATGAGTATTTAGCTGATGAGTGCTTTAAAAAACTAATCGTTGGTCATAGGGTTACTTCTCCGATGCTTCTTGGTATTCGTGAAGGTAACGATGGTATGGGCAATAATGCAGAGGAAATTAAAACAGCAACTCAATTATTTGATAATATTGTAATACAATGTTTCCAAGACCAAGTAATTGATTGTTTAGATGCAATTTTATCAGTTAATGATATTGCCTTAGATTTATATTTCAAAACTCTTAAACCTATTGAGTTTAGCGATATTGATATATTAGAAACTAAAGAAGTAATAGAAGAAGAAACAGGTTACGAAATGAGCCTTAAAAAAATAGATGGCAAAGAGGCTTATAATACAAAAGAAGAAGCTATTAAAGTTGCAGAAGAAAAAGGATGTGGTGGTTATCACGAACATGAGGTAGAGGGTGTTGTTTATTATATGCCTTGCGAAAATCACACAGAATTAAAAGCTCCTTGTTGGGATGGTTATGAGCAAATAGGAACTAAAATGAAAAATGGTAAAAAAGTACCTAATTGTGTTCCTTTATCTCAAGAATTAAGTAAAGATTTAGAACATTTTATAAGTTTAGGAGAAGATATTGATGAAGATGTATGGGAAGCAATTGATGAACAGGATGTAGATTATGAAAACGATGATAAATTAACTGAAATAATAAACGAACTTAATTTACAAAGTGAAGAAAAACTTTCAACATTAGGTAAAATTTGGAAATTTGTTAGTACAGGTATTGCAAGACCTAACTCAAAAAGTGCACAAGATGAAAAAGTAGAAGTAAATGGTGTAGAAATTATTTTAAAGTAAGGTATAAATATTCGCCAGAACGAACAGGAGATAATCCTAGAGATTTTTGTGTAGCAATGACAAGAGCTAAAAAATTATATCGTAAAGAAGATATAATAGCGATGGGTAGTAAAGCTGTAAATGCTGGTTGGGGCCCTAAAGGAGCTGCAACATATTCGATATGGTTATACAAAGGTGGTGGCAATTGTCATCATTCATGGAAAAGAGTAACTTATAGAAGCAAAGAAGCTAAAATTGATTTAAAAACATCTCAAGATATAATAGGCACAAGACAAGCTGCTATTTTAGGATATAGAGTAACCAATCCTTATCAGGTTTCAGTACAACCAAGAAACCTACCAAATAAAGGATTTTTACCAGGAAACCCACAAGGAAGATAATATGGCAAAAGCATTATTTATAACAACAAAGGATATAAAGAGATATTCTGTACTTTCTGGAAATGTTGACCCAGATAAGTTTATATATATGGTTGAAATAGCTCAGGATACAGAAGTGCAAAACTATCTAGGAACTAAGCTATTGGAAAAAATACAGAATTTAATACTTCTTGGAACAATAAACGACCCAGGGAATTTAGCTTATAAAACGCTTTTAGAAACCTATGTAAAACCAATGACTATATACTGGGCATTAGTTTGTTACATGCCATTTGCTGCTTATACAGTTGCCAATGGAGGGGTATATAAACACACAAGTGAAAGTAGTGTTACAGTAGATAAAGAAGAAGTGGATTATTTAGTAGAAAAATACAGAGATATAGCACAATTTTACACTAATAATTTTATAGATTTTATGGTATATAATCAAAACACATATCCTGAGTATAATGCAAATACTGAAGATGATACATACCCAGATACAGCTAACGCAGATTTCGGTGGATGGGTATTATAAGATATAAACAAAAATTAGCTAATGTTTTAAAATTAAAGAAATATTTAAAATATGTGGACACAAAACAACACTTGGAACGTAATGATAAATTACAAAACAAAAAAAATAAATAAATGTTTGGAAGTTACTATATAAAGCCTACTGGTGAAACTTGGTGGGGTGATGGCGTTTGT